CTCAACGCTTATACTTTTCTCAGCAATCTTTTCATATTTTTCAATAATTCTAAGTATTTAACATCACTACTTGAAATAGTCTCATATCCTACTATTTCATAATCGCAACGAATACCCCATTTTTTTATTTCCTTATCTATGTTCCCTTTTGTTGAAAATGGGCAAAGATAAAGCATAAAGTCAGTATCTGTATTATTCACTAGTTCTAAAGCGACTCTTGTTTTACCACTTCCCATTTTCATAAACAAAGCACCAACACGCATTTTAGAAAACTTATCAAATGCTAGTTTTTGATTTACTGTAATCATTTCATTAACTCCTTTGGTATTTCAATATCTTCTATTTCTATTCTCTTTGGTTCTTCAACCTCATAATAAGAAGATTTTATAAAATCTGTATAGTTGTCAAAATCATCTTCAACCACTTTAAACGCTTCTTCAAAGTCCTCAACGCTTATACTTTTCTCAGCAATCTTTTCATATTTGTTTGTCTTTCCACTTCCATTCTTGAAGATGTTGAAAGTGAAATCATCTGTATATAATAGTTCATAACTACTACCTCTATAGTATGATTCTTTGACTAACTTCTTTGGATGCCAAAAAAGAAATCCTTTATATTTTGAACTCAAAGGCATTTTAACAAGGACTGATTTAACAGTCCTTGCTTTTATTTGGTTTTCACATAGATTTACCTTTTTCCATTTCATTTTCGATAACCTCAACTAACATATTTCTAAAATCTGAAAGGATATCATTGTATCTTTTCAACGTTTTGGCATCTTCTAAATTTCTTTTGTATGCTTGTACCGTTTCTAGCACAAGCATTTTTCTAACCTCAACATCATATAAGATATTTAAATCGTCCATAATATCAATCATATCTTTAGCGATATGATCATTAATTATTTTCATTTTTATTTTCCTCCTTATACTTCTTCAAAATATTCTCCGTCTTTTGTCATAGTACGGACGAATTTTTTAATAATTTTTAATAATTGCTTTCCTTCATCATTCTCTCTGTAGATTGATAGATTAACTTTGCCTTCTCCCCATGAACCCTCATATTCTAAAACAATATATATTGTTTTGGTTTTTCTATAGGAACTATCGTCTACCAATCCAATTAAACATTCCCCAAAGCTCCATCCGTATGATGTATCATTTAACATCATATCTTTATCAGCCATTAAAATTTTAATGGCTTCTTCTGTTGCCATTCTTTGGACTTCATTTCTTGAATATTTCATTTTTCTTTTCCTTATGAGTTCCTTTGAACTCCCTTTCTTAATACAAGTACATTATAATATATGTATCACTTATGTGCAAGGGTTTATTTACATTTTTTTACTTTTTTTGCATAAAAAAGACACTCTATTGAGTGTCTAATTCTCCCACTTCTATATTACTATAATTACAAGGAATGTTATTTATATCACCTTTATAGAAGATTAATATATTTTGATGTGCCTTTGCTACTTTCCTTTTTTTGAATACATATCTTGCTCTTAATGGTATTGTTCCTAACTGTTCTAGTAATATGATTTCATTATATGTCATGAATCCATTTTTGTTGAAGCATTCTTTAGTGTAATCAATAAAGTTTCTGTAATATCCTTTCTTGTCTCTTACATCACCAACAACGAAAATTGCGAAACGATCATTCTTTACTTTTCTGCAAGAAATATCAATTATCTTTCTATACACTTCTTTAAACTGCTCATAATCCATGTTTGATATGTCTCTTTCATCATCGCTATATACTTCTAAATCTGCGTAAGGTGGACAACTGAATAACAAATCAACACTATCATCTTCAACGTATAAATCAGCGTTTAAACTATCGTCACATATCCATGTTGGATTCAGTCCCATCTCTTGAGCATTTAATATATTCGCTTCAATTTGTTCTTTTCTCAAGTCTATTCCTGTGTATTTATATCCTAGTTTTTCTGCAACTATACCTCTTACACTACCACCTGCAAAGCAATCAAATATACTGCCTTCATGCACATTAAACCATTTATACATGACTTCACATAAAACAGGGTCAAATATGCTTGTTCCTGTTAAAGTCTTTGAGCCTTGCTTTTCTGCTAGTTGCTTCAACCCTTGACCTAATAACGCTTCATCTCGTCCAACATCACTAGAAATACCAAGACTTTTCCACGCTCTCTTTCTGTCTTGCCAATACCCTTGTCTTGTATCAAATACGCTTATTGGTGGTATTAGAAATTCATCTGTTAACTTCTTGCTTGCTTCTTCCTTAATTTCTTCTTCATCTTCATTTAAAAATGACATGTCAAAATCAAATTCCAACATGTCAATATCTTGTATGTTCATTAATTCTTGCTCCAATAGATTAAAATCATAATCACTGTTCATTGTTAACTTATTATGTATGAGCCTATAGGCTTTCTTCTGCTCCTCATTCAAATGAGATAGCCTAATACATTCAACCTGTTCATACCCTAATTGTTTCAATGCTTCATGTCTTCCATGCCCTTCAATGATTACATTGTTTTCATCAATTGCTATTGGATCGTTGTTATTAAATTCAATTATAGATTTCTTAATCTGCTCAATCTGTTCTTTTGGGTGTTCCTTTGCGTTATTTTCATATGGTATTAAATCATCAATATTCAATACTTCTATTTCCAATAAAAACACTCCTATTATTTATTTTTTGTTCATGAATTTCAAATAATCATGTACCTCTGTTCTTAGTTGAAACATGTATTTCATTAAATCGTTCTTTCTATAACTTGACTTTGTTTCTTTTAATTGCTTTTCAACTTCTCTTATTTCTTCATAATAATCATCAATCGTTTTTAGGTTGTCTATTCCTTTCATAATGTCACCTCATGTTAATTTTATAACATATAATTTACTATTTGAATACTAAAAATCAAATATACTCATTTGCTTCATTTTTGTTTGTGATTTTTCAACATCATTTGATTTATTTAAATCATTTACATATAGCGCTATAAGTTCATCATACTTATTAAGCCAAATAGTATCGTATAATTTATTGTTTATTGTGTATATAAAGCCTTTGTGTTCTTCTATAAAATCTAATGTTTCATAAAATGCACATGTTCCATATGATTTTATCATCATATATTTAGCGTTCTTTTGAGATTTCTTAACATATCTATCTGCTAATTCGACCTCTATTATTCTGTTAGGATCGCTTATTGATATGGCTATCATGATTTAGAATACTCCTTATATTCTTCTTCTGCTTTCTTTCTCCTTTTGGTTGTTTCTGTTGGTTTTAATTCGGGGTGCGTTTCAAAAATCTTTCTTCTTGCTCGTGTTACTGAACCAAATGAAGGAAAGCCATATTTCTTATGATTTAACATCACCTCGCTAAATCTATCAATTGTTGCAACGTTAAAGTTAATTTCTCTATATACTGCATAAACCAATACAAAATCATCACTTCTTGTTTGTTCATATTTTTGTAAGACTTTTAAAACAATGTCTTCTGTTCTTTCTAGTTCCATATATGTATATTCCTTTCTATTTTTTCGATTGTTCCCATATTCCATCCGTTTCTTCTATCATTTTTCTAAATTCTTCTTTTAATTTTTTAGATTCCTCTCTATATTCCTCAACGCTCCAACCCGTCAATTCTTTAAATTTGTTATTAGTTTGTTCTGCTAAATCTTTCTGACCACATTTAACTTGCACATCATAGATTCTAAGAAGTTCATCTGATGAAAACTCGGGTTTACTTTCATCTTCGTTTTTTTCTTTATCAAGCCATTTTGGAGTCGGTTCTTTTCTAACATTGTTAGGTTTTGGCTTATCCTGTTCTCTTGATAACCAATTGTTTATAAATCGTTTAATACCTCTTTTAGTTTTTCTTTTTGTAGGATTTGCATTTAACCACCCTTTCATTTTCCTTAATTCTTGCATAACATCAACATTGGGATATAATTCTTCATATTCTTTAAAATCACTTTGAGTAACATCATATAAAGTTTTATCATTCAAAATTAATTGAATAATTGATGGTTCAATACGATTTTCTAAATCGTTTTGAACAATAATATCTTTTTCTTTATTCTTTTCTTTATTCTCTATATCTCTATACTCTATACTCTTATCTCTATACTCTTGTGTTACATTGTGATTTACATCAGTGTTACATTGTAACGCTTTTTGTTCTTCTTTCTTCTTTCTCCATTCTCTTACTCTCTTGGCGCTTGTTGTTTCACTGCCTACCATTTCACTAAAGTTAGCGATTGTTAAGCATGAATTTTTATCTTCATAGATTAGCCCTAGTTTCTTATACAACTCTAGCGCTACAACAACAGTGTCATAATCAAAATACTTTGTATCTCTTACAATCTTATCAATGTCATAAGGTACGATCATTTCACCTATTCTTTTTTCTAAAGTGCCGTTTGTGTTTGCAGTGTTTAAACATAACATCTGATACAACACCACATATTCACAACCATTCTTTTGGGATAACAGGAAATCAATTTCATCTAAACTAAAGAAATTAGTTTTCAATTTTATCCAATAAAATCTCTTTTCACTCATTTATTTCTCCTTTTCATTGTTTGAAACGTATTCTTTAATTGCTTCATCAACGATAAACCATAGCAATTTACCACTTTTACGTTTTTCCTTGTCAATTAATTCTTTGGTGCTTTCTTTGATTCTAATGACTGAATATCCTTCCATTTTTTCACCTTCTTTTCTATATTTTTCTACTTTAATTATAGTACAATATTATTCTTATTCAAGACTAAATTCACTATTTGAAGCATTAATAAATTAATGACACTTCTATTCTTGGATTATCCTTGTCTATGTAAACATGGTGTTCAATTTCATTTATGTATTTTTGGCTATCATCTTCTAGGATTCCTGTTTTAACAATGCCATCTAGAATAAACTTTGTGGCAAACGTGATATTGTCTATGTCTCTTCTTCTATTCTTCTCATACCAATCAATCTTTATTTTAATAGGGTGTTTATCAACTTTCTTGATTTTAAAGTGTCTAATATAATAAATAACAATAGATTCATTATCTTTCTTCATCTTAGCACCTGCATAAGGGTTTCTCCTATTCTTATTTGTATACTCATTCAAGCCACTTAATCTACCATCTATAATAAACTTTTGCATAACATCACTTCTTTCTATGCTTTTTTCTTGAATAAAAAGAGTTTTTTATATTTGTGATGAAATACTCACATTTATATAAAAACCTCTTAAAATCGAAAATATGAGCAATTTATAAATAATTCTTGTGAAACACTTCCATGAATTTTTCATGACTGTATTTCTTTTCAAACGCTTCTTGCATCTCTCTCTTTAGCCTTAAATCTAATGCTTTATTGAAATGTACTCCATAATTGCTCATGTTATGATAATCTGCTCTCAACGGAACACAACAGCCATATTCAATAGATTTCTTTCTATCTGCACTGCCATAGTATACTTCATGAATATGTATATCTTGTGTGCTTCCTGTTATGTAGCACTTCTTCATGTTATCAGTTAATAAACTATATCTTTTTTTCATTTTTTTTCAAATATTCCTTCATCAACATTTCATGATATTCTCTTTTTGTTTTCTGATATAGATAAGAGTTAACAAGAGATGCAATCCAAACAAATATCAATAATATAATCAAAATATAATCAATCATTTTTCTACCTCCTAATTCGATAGTATAATAAGCCATAATATAATCATTATTGTAATGCCCGTGAAAATCATTTTTCTATCCTTTCTATGCTTCTTTTCTGTTTGCTATCAATCCATTCTTTAATTGATGGTTCATATGCAAAGCCCATTTTCTTCAATTCCTCAATCACGATCAAGACATCTGCAATTTCCTCATTTAGATGGTTTACTGCTTCAAGTGTTACTCCATATCTATAGATTTTTGAAATTGCTTGTGCTAATTCGCTTGCTTCTTCCATTGCAACAACCATCATGTAATCATTGCCATAATGTTCAATAACTTTTTTTAAAATATCATCATCAAATACTATTTCATTATCTTTATTCATCTTCAAATATATCCGTCCTTACTATTTTTAAATTTTCGTATTTTCTAGGAGTTATTTTTTTCTTGTATCTTTTATATAAGCCGTATACGCTTATTGGTTTAATTCCTAGATAATTACCTATAATATATGCATTTCCTTCTATTTTTAATTCATCATCAATATATAAAGCGTAAGTTATAGTGTTCTTTTTAAAACTCATATATATCACGCTCCATCTTAATATCTAACTCACTGCACCAACTCAATAGTACATCTATTAGTTTATTGCATTCTTCAACATTAAATTTACTTGAACCTTCAAAACACTTATAAACAATCATCTTCTTACCTTTGTATATTTCGGGTCTTACAACCTTAACGGCTCTAAATGATTTTTTTAATTCGTTTTCAATGGTTTCTAATCCCATGACATACTCAAATTTAGCGTTTGCCTGTTCCAATGCTGATATATATATTTCCATATCATCTTGTTGTAATTCTTGCGCTATCTCATGGATAATAGCCCACATATAAGCGTTTTGGTTCAATGAGCGCTTAGACTTTGGTCTTTTGATTTCTAAGGAATAAAGTCCTTCTTTAAGTTCATCAACTTTCTTTTTATCATAGAAATGTTGAAATGAGAAAGTTATCTCAACATTTCCCATTTCATCATATTCTTTTTTTATATAATTTCCGTTAACTTTTATCATATATTTCAACAACCCTTAAAAAAATAACAAATAATATAATGCTTGTTGTTCTGCTATATGCAAGATTCAACAAACCACTAGCATATTTATAAACCATGTTGATAATGGAATATTCTATGTAATAACAAGTGAACATGAATATTCCAATTACAACATGAAAGATTATTAATTTTAGTATATTTTTCATTAAATAATTAACTTTTTGAAGCATTAGAATTGCATATCATCTTCTTGAAGTTCATAAGAGTCGAGAGGGTCATTTAAATTATTGTAGTTGTTATTAATTTGTGGTTGTAGATTATTGCTTGAATTATTTGTGTTAATGAATTCAACTCTATTACATAATACATTAACAGTTTTTCTATTGTGCCCGTCTTTATCCACATATGATCCTGTTTGTATGCTTCCTTCAATTGCAACTTTTGAGCCTTTATGACAGTATTGTGCAGTGTTTTCAGCAATCTTTTCCCAACAAACACAATCAACAAAGTCTGCTTCATCATTGTTATATCTATTCAATGCTAAAGTAAAATTAGTTACGGCTTTTCCTGTTCCTGTTCTTCTTAATTCGGGGTCTCTTGTCATATTTCCCAAAAGAACTACTCTATTTATGCTCATTGCTTATTCTCCTTCAATTTAATTTCAATCATCTTTTCTAACACATTCTTATAATTATATCTTTCCGCTTGTGTCATTGTGTTGACATCACTCTTATTATTGTTGAATTTATTAATAAAATGTAATGCCCCTTCACTTTTCACATCTACACCTAGATTAAATAACTCTTCTACTCTTTTATCAATCTCACCTAATAATGTAGCCTGTTCAATTCCAACTTGCTCATAATCATTAGCATTTTTTGATTGATTGTTATTCATTTGCTTTTTTTCTTGATATTCTTGCGTATCAACGTCTTTTGTATCATCAATACAGAATAATCCATTTAAAGCGTATTTTCTAGCGTATGAACTAGTTGCGCCTGTTACTTGTGCGCTGTCCATACCTTTTTTATTTTCGCTTTCTCTAGCATATGCACATGCATATACTTCTTCTTGTGTATCAATATCAATAAGGCTTGCTTTTGCTTTAACATAAAAGCGCTCACCAATTTGTGAAACATAATCATCAATCAATACAACTGCACCATATTTTAAACATAACGGCTTGATTGCTTCTAGAATATCCTCACAACTTCTATAGTTGTATTTTCCAAACTTGTTATATTGGTTTTTTGGCGCTTTCAATTCATTCTGAATAGATAGCAACTTAGAATAAATACTAATTTTCTCTTCCATTATTCATTCTCCTTCTCTCTTTTTAATGATTCTTCTTTTTCTTTTGCGTACATTTCTTGTAGTTCTTTTCTAAAGTAAGTAATAAATTCGTCATATGACATTTCATTTGGAATGTTATCTCTTTGAATTTTGCGATCTAACCAAACGTTATAACGTGTAAAGTCATATGTATCTGTTTCTTCATTATATTTAAAATCAACATGATTCCAAGAATACACTACATCTCTAAACGTTTTTTCTTTTCCCTTTTTAATCATTAAACGATCAATAAAACTTAAAGGTTTTTCTTGAGTGCTAGTTTTAGGCTCGGAATCTTTTAAACATTTGTTTTCCTTCTCTAAAGCATCAATATAATCATATAAATCTAAAATATCATTTACTAATTCTTGTCTTTTAATCATTTTCTTTTTCTCCTTCATCTAATCCTTTTAATTTTCTATAGAATGGGCAATATTGAGCAACGTTGCAGTACTCTTCACATTTCTTGTTTTCTCCTTCACGCTTCTCAATATAATGTTTATCATCATTTACACCTTTCCACTCCATGTAGTTTTTTGCTTCTTCTTCACTGTCAACTACTCTCAAGGCTCTTTTATTACCTTTCTTCATTACTGCATATTTATTGCCTGTGAACCATCTTTGTTCTTCATTGCATGGCTCTAATTTTTCAGTATCTGTATTTTCTGCTACTGAAATATCAATAAATCTTTCAACAATGAATTTTTCAATATCCTCAAAGTCCTTTTCAGTAAATTTAAATTGTACTCTATAGACAGGAAATTGTGGGTAACTGCTATCTAATTTTGCTTTGGTTTTAGAATGATCCTTTAAGAATGCAACTATTTCACCCTTATCACATTCAAAGCCAATTTTTCTAAGCATCCAAGCATACATTAATAACTGCCTTCTATAATCTTCCCAATCATTATAAATGACTTTCCAACATGAAGCCGTTTTATAATCCGTTACGGTTTTAGTCGCTTCGTCATATAAATCAAAGATTCCACTTAATTTATAGCCGTTGACATCAACAACTAGATAATTTTCTTTCAATTGTGAATCCTCTTCTTGAGCATTCTCTAAAATGCTATGAACTGCACTACCAAAAAGCGCCCAAATCATATCAGATACATCTTGTTCAATGTAATCTGCATATCTTCTTTCAAGCACATTTTGACATGCTCCTTTTAGTAAAGCCGTAACACTATACTGTTTAGGCTTATACGTATATTCTCTTGTCACTGCATCAACAAGAGGTTTAGGTAAATTCATTTTATTTGTAATCTTCATATTCCTTCTCACTTTCTACTAAATCAAATATTCTTAATGTATTTTCTGTTTTGAATGTTTTTTCAAAACTATTCAAAAGTTGTTGAGATGGGTTTTTCTTTCCTGTCTCAATCAAGCAAAAGAAACTTGTTGCAACCCCTAGTCTTTGGGCTACATCTGCTTGAGTTAGTCCTCTTCTCGCTCGCCATGCTTTTAATTTAAATCTTTTCATATTCTTTCACCCCTTTTCTTGTCTACTATTTGAAGCGTTTGCTATAAAGCATGATTTACTCATGCTCTTCAATTACCCTTTTTTGCGATTTTCGATTTTTAAAATCAATTCTTGTAATTCTTTTATATGTCGCTTTTCGATTATGATATTTTCTTTTATTAAAAGGTTTTCTAATTCATTAATAGTTTTATGTATTTTTTTCATATAATCGCCTCTATCTATTTAATATCAAATTGGATAATTGATTCAATTTTCTTAAATTGTAATTATTATTATCTCCTTTCTACTATTTGAAGCAATTTCTAACTTCTTAAGACAATATTATTTTACAATAATTTTAAATGTTTGTAAATAATTAAATTAACCAATAGATTAATAAATTTTACTATTTGAATACACTATGATATATTTAAGTTATAAAATAAAAAGGAGTGCTATTTGTTGAAGATTCAAAAAAGTATTGACACAAAGGATATAGGGGCAAAAATTAAGCATTTAAGAAAAATGCGATCAATGACACAAGATGAATTAGGTGTTGTCTTAGGTGGCTTATCTAGAGGGCAAATATCTAATCTAGAGACAGGAAGAAGGAATTTAAACATTCATCAGATTAAGACTCTTGCAGATTATTTCAATGTATCCTTAGAAACATTAGGACTTGTTACAAATGAGATTGAAACCGTTGATTTATTGGAACGTGCAAGAATGATATTTGAGAATGAGGTCATACCACTAGAAGAAAAACAAGAACTGTATGAAAGTGTGATGAAACTGTATCTTGAAGCAAAAGAACAAACAAAAGAAGAAATATTAAAAGACACTAACCAAGATAAAATAATGAGATATAAAAAAGGCATCCCAATATTAGCGGATACCCTAAAAAAATATGACACGCTAAGTATACAGGAAAAGAACGAATTGTTAAAGGATATTTTCATAAAGGTTGAATATGAAAAAAATGAGGGTGGGAGATGGAACAAAGAAGCAATTGATAAATTCACGCTTACACCTTACTTAAAAATCCTAACAAACGAATAAAGCAAAAAAAGAAACCCTTGATTTTAAAGGGTTTTTTTGTTGGGGTTTATCACCTATATATAAAATGTGTGTACTCTTACGTATATTCATTATATAAATGATTTACACAATAAAAAAAGAGTGCCTAGCACTCTTTTATAAACCACACTTTTCAGTGTCTTATGCTGTAAGGCTTGGTGCCATTGAATACTTACCTAATGGGAAAATTGTTTCAACTCCGAAGTATTCAGAATCTTTGCTAACCCTACATTTTATTGTTTTTTCACCATCACTAATAGTGATTGTTTTAGCAGTTCTAGCAACCACTTGATATGTCCATGTGCAATTGTGATCGCATGCACTTGTCATGCTGTAATACTTACCGATTTCAAATTTTTTCATTTTATTTATCTCCTTTTAATTCTTTTTCTTTCTTAAGTACAACCTCATATAACTCTTGATTGTGCTGTCTAATTAATTCATATCCTTCTCCATTAGAAATATTTTTTTCTAGTAATTCTTTATATATAGCACGGTGTTTAATTGTATCTTTTTCATCTTTATCTTTGATAAATCTGATTACATAATATTTAGCCCATTCCATCAATAAAGAATACATTTTATTGCAATTCTCAACATATTCTTTTGATTTTAAATCAACACCATTTTTAAATTGGTTCTGTAATTCAATTCTAAGTTTTACTGCTTCTACTAAAAGTCTTTCTTCTTTTTCCATTTTCGTTTACCTCTCTTCTTTACAAGTATATTATATATGTATTACATATAAATGTCAAGCGCATATGATAACTTTTTATATTTTTTTAACAAAAAAAGCACTTTTTAGTGCTTTGCTCTTTCTGCTCTTAATAGCAGTTTTAACTCATTTATCTTCTTTTTCTGATTAATGCACATTTCTCTATATCTTTGTGCATCTGCATCATTTAAAATACCACTTTTCTTATATTCCTTATTTCTTTTCTTTAGACTCCTATTTTCATATTTAAGCCTTTTAATTTCTTTTTCTAAATCTCCTATTTCATCTAAAAGACCATCATAATCTTTTTCTAATCGTTCTACATACTCTTTATAATACTTATACTTTTCTGTAGTAACGATAGCACTTATTTCTTTATCGCTGTATTCCATATTATATTCCTCCGTATTCAATTAAAAGATATGAGTTAATCAAAAAGATTATTGGTAATCCAATCATGAATAATAATGATGTAAAACAGATGTCAAAATCTTGAATAGTTAACATCATAATACAAATTATTGAATTGATAATAAGAAGTAGGTTTGTCACCCACTTTTTGAATCTTAATTTCTTCATACTTTATCCCTCTTTTCTTTATAACAACGTTCGCATAAAACGGTTCTTGTAAATGACTTAAAGCCTATAGGCTCTACGACATAGTACATTTTACCATCTCCATAATAATCACAAACAAGATCTACAATCCTTACATCAAAATCACCATCACCAAGTCCATCATCTAATTTTACTTGCTCACCAATTTTAAAATACTTCATTTTTTTGCTCTCCTTTTCCATTTTTTAAACTAGTTATTCAATATACTTTTAGGCTTTATGACCACCTATAAATAAATAATCACTATAATCATGATTGCCCGCTAAATAATAGAAATGTATATGGTTTTTTCTATCATAACGATATTTGCAATTAATATCTTGATATACTCCTCTGTATACTTCTTCTTGATAAACACTATTTGTATTGGCTTTAACTTTTCCCAAAGGGTAATCTCTAAAGAAAAAGTCTTCACCAAATAACTCCAACAAATCACTACTTACATAAACTCTTACTTGTGCTGATTTGTTTGTATTTACTTTTCTTTTCATTTTGTGTGTCTCCTTTATTTAAAATTAGTGTTTTTGAGTGTTATCGCTTCACTTAATTTAATTATTTGATTTTGATTAATTTACATGACTTCTTTAAACAATCACAACCAATTGGGAATTCATATTCATCTGATAAAGTCCAATATGTTTCTTTCCCACATATTGCACAAGTATCACTATATTTATTTTTTGAAACTCTTACTGTATTACCTTCTTGAGTATCATTTTCTTCAAACACCTGTCTATTTTTTAAGATTTTTTCAATCTTGTATAATCCTTCTTTCATTTTACTTACCTCCTTTAGCACTCAACCATGAATTCATTATCTAATTCAATCATTGCACTGTTGTAATCACCACGCTCAATATTAGTTATTGCTTTCATTGGTGTGTGATTGAATTTTAAGAAATCTCTAATTTCATAATACTTGTAATCTTCAAAACTTAATTCTTTTAAACGCTCTTTGATTTGTTTGATTTTCATTTTGATTACCTCTCCTCTTTACAAGTACATTATACTATATGTATTACATATAATCAAGCCTTTTTTTACATTTTTTGACAAAAATAAAAAGAGTGTTTTACCACTCTTTTTTTTATTTAATCACATTCAATTAACAACATTATAGTAATAGTGACAACCTAATAAATGCGATTAAAAATGAGCATAATTTCAATCGCAAACATTTTCGTCCACGTTATTTTCAATCACAAATAAAAAAGAGTAGTTTTATAACTACTCTTCGTTAGTGATTTCTAACTTTGTTTCAACTTTTCCAACTCGTGATTTTAAATCATCAATCTCTATACCATGCTTTTCTAGTCTTTTGTTCTGTACTGCTTCATCTTCTTTAATGTGCTCAATGCAACTGTTTAACTTTTCAATGACTATTTTTAATTCATTGATTGGTTGTGTAAACTTATTGATGATTGCAACAAAAGAACCTAATGTAATCAATGTTAGAACAACATTACCAACAAATTGTGCTTCATTCATATGAACACCTCTATTCTTTGTTGATTACTTGTTTAAACGCTTGATGTAATCCTGTTGATGCTAAGCCACTGAATAAGCCACCTAATAGAATATCGGGTGTGAAACTCATATTGATCCATACATTTAATACAATTCCTAAAATTGCCATAATCAACGGAATGTATTTGTTATCAATCTTAGGAATGCTTGTTTTAATGACAAACCCAACACATAAACAAATGCCAACAATCACACATACTAAATAATTAGTTAAAAAATCTAAACTCATGCTTAATACCCCCTTTACAATGTGATAGTTCCTATATTTGTAACCGTATTATCTACGTCTACAGGCTGATTTACAAAGTTACCAATAAGCAACTGTTTTCCACTTGCTTTAATGCTTGTACCACTATTTATATTAATTTCGTTATATAGTACCTTTTTGCAAGAATAGCAACCATAACATGTACCTGTTGCATTCTCGATATTAAATTTACTATTTGAAACACTCTGACAAGCATAAGCGCCATATAATGTACCATAAGCATCATTTATATATACATTGATATTTTCATGATTGCCACCATATAAACTATATATGGTTTGTGAACTACTTTGTACTGCTTTTATATTAGCGTTCTTGATAGTCACATTATCTGTACAACTCATTATTGCTAGTGTTGTATCAGTCAAAGTTATGTTTGGTATAGTTGCTCTTGAAAAGTCAACTATTACTCTTCTTTTTGATGTTGTATCACTATTAAAATCAAATACATGATTATCAATAGAAGAAGCAATACCTAACGTTCCATTGACTGAAATATACAATTGTGAATTATCTTGAACGCTTGCATAATCCCCAACCCCATTCAAGAAGTTTTTGACCATTGTTGACAATGTTTTATTGTCATTATCTCCCGTTGCTTCATATACATATTCACCAATCTCATTAACTTTTTTTTCTAATGCATCAACTCTAGTTACTGTACTTTCTGCAACTGTTCCCTCAACACATTTTTTATTTACAAACTCTATTCTTGTACCAATTCTATCCAATTCATTTGTAAATATAACTTGTGTTCCTTGAGCGTTTATACTAAATTCATCTTTTGCTAGTACAAAGCCATTTACACGAATTTCTAATACATCAAGAGAATTGTTTACAAAGTTGATTGTGCTAGGTATCGTGAAAGTCTTTTCACCTTGTGCAACTGTTGCGTATATTGCTTTATATTCTCTATAAAGGTTTGCTGATTTAACAGTATCCTTGATAGTATCGAACCATGTATCAAAGTCACTTTTCTGTGTTGTCTCCCAATTTGTGAAACTCTTGCTTGTCTCATTGATAAATGTATCTTGAGCATCTTTATATTGATTGAATAATGTTGTTGTATCAAACTGCTCAATTAGTCCGACAATCCAACCACAAACATCATTATTTGATCGTGTATCTTCAATCATTGAATTTGTGACTGATGTTGTATTCTTATTCACAATGATATTTGCTAAACATATCTCGTATGTTGTTTCATCTCTTGTTAATGATGGTGGTGTAGGTGTTGAGGATAATTCGCCTTCCAACAATTTAACGTGTGTTAAACGTGTGCTATTGTCTCTTGAGATTACAATTCTATCAATCCTATTCAAGATTACATCACTTGAAGGAATATCAATTGTATAATCCTTATCAATCTCAAACCAATTATTTCCTACCTTGCCTCTACCCGATTTAACAATAACCTTCATTCCTGTACTTTCAACAATCTGACAGGCATCTGAAACCGTTGCAAATATTCCATTATCGGAAATCAAGCCTTTGAAATAGTCATTAACCTGTTCTGCCGTATATGTTCTATCGGGTTCATTATCAACCATAATCGCATTGAAAAATCCACTATTTAATTCAATCATCTATTGCACCCCCTTCTATAATCCAAAAGTTAAAACTGTCTGTTTTCCGTTCTTGTCATAACTCTCTATCACTTCTATAATTCTAGCATTTATATACATATTATTCCATTTAGTTTTCATAATACTCACAATATCACCAATGTATATATCGCCATTTTTTCCATATGTATATCCACTCAATGAAACACTGCCATCAAAAGCCGTTGTTATTGTTGTAAGGTTTTCTAATCCTTCCTCTAACATCTGTTCTTTTATTTCTGCTTCTGATATTTCACCGTTGTTTGTAGACATGTTTCTTTGGTCAACCCATAACTCAAAGCGTTTCAATCCTTTAGGCTCAATACCATTATAGGCTTTCACTATTCTTCTATCAATTCCTTCTCCTTCACCTGCTACATAAGCAATGTTTTTTAAGGTTGAAGTCTGATATACATAAGTTACTTCTTTTAAATTGTCATATTCATCACTGAATATAACCCATGGATTCTCATTCTGTGCGTATGACCTATCAATACCTTTATACATTTCATAGTATAATTCATCATCTCTTAAAGGCATTCTAAAGCCTATTCCTTTAGATTCACATATTTCTTCTATCTTATCTAAAAGGTTTGCTCCTGTTATCTGTATTTCTATCTTTTCATCTATTGAATTATCAATAGCGCCTAATTTTACAAAACTGATATTTCTATTGGTATCTGTTGCATTGATCATATTCATTTCAATTAGATTTCTACATTGATATTGAGCGTTACCACTCAAGATAGTTTGTTGAGATACAACCCTACTATTCAACACATAACCCTCTGCAAATTTTCCTGTTACTTTTATCTTGTCTCCATCTTCTGTATTGCTTACTATCTCATAATCCTCAATGATTCCAACATTGTCTTCATCATCATCTCTTACAACATACAAGCCACTCTTGATTAATGATAGATAATAATCTGTAACTGTTGTATGTAGTTCAAAATCACCACTCTTATAATATCTAGTAGCCCATATCAATTCAGCGTTTTCAATCAATCCTAATCTTTCAAAATTCTCATTTTCTATGATGACATCCATAATTATATACCCTCATAGTTTGAATAATATTTGAAATCAATATCAATATATTCATTCCCACTTTCAGCAGAATATGTAAATACATTATCTCCTGTTTCTAATTGCAAGAATTTGCTACCTTTTTTCAAGTAGTTGAATATATTTGTTTCAACTGCATTCCTTATTAGTTTGACTCTCTTGTTATTGATATGAGTTGTAATTAAAATCGTATCTCCTTTCATCATTACGAAAGGTCTTTCAGCAGTTCCAACCCCTATATATTCCTTTGTATAACGATTATATATAGTAGGATTTATAACTTCTCCTCTTGCAGATATTTCAATAGTCATACCACTTGAAACATTACCTTCATTAATTAGGTTTAGAATGGTTATCTGTGAATATATGCTGAATGGTCTTGGTGTGACTGTATAGAAAGGAAAATAGAATTTAGGTGCAATTATATTCATGTTTATTAAAGTCTCTTCTAAGTCCTTAAAAAATGGATTTGGACATAATATAGAAATCTGACATGTAGTAAGCATGCTGAATTGATCGGGTTCATTGCTTTCAACATATCCATCAATCCAAACTTTCTTGGTGTTTGTCTCAAAATACAATTTTACATTTTCCTTGTTAGGAAAGTATTTATATAATGCTAGTCTGTTTTCTTCAACATATCCTTTTATAACTAGATTAATCACAATGTTTCTTGTGCCTATTCTAGAATGTACAAAGTCTGCACCATCTTCTATATTGTCACTTATTGCAATATCAGCAGAGGGTGGGTTAAGCCCTAGAACTGATTCAAGTTGATATTTATTTTCATCATCTGTCAAACATAACTGTTTTCCTTTTGAATTTTCAACTGTTATCTTTATCATGACTTAACCCCTCCTTTTAATAAGTTTCTGCTCTGTCTGTAAATATCTAATGTGCTTAATGTCTTAGGTGATGTTATGTATTGGTTGAATGTGTTGTTTACTGTTTTACTATTTGAAACATTATTTACATTTGAAGCCCCATTAATAACTCCTAAGCCTTTCTTGACATCTTGTAATTCTTCATTAACAATCTTTCTGATTGTATTAACAGGTGAAATGATTTCGTCTTGTGTAGGGTTATCACCAACCATAGCCAAGAATGGATTGTTCTTTTTAGCAAGTCCACCTTGAGCAAGTCTTGGTAAATTGAATGTGTTCAATCTCTTTAAGTTGATTCCTGGAACATCGTTTATTTTTCCAATCAAACTATTGATAGCATTGATAGGAGAATTTAAAACATTTTCTGCTGTTCTAAGTACTGCATTGATAGCACTCTTGAACGCTCCACTAACTGCTTGTCCTACTTTCTGCCCTATATTTGTAAATACTGATTTAATAGTGTTCCATATTCCACTAAAGAAACTGCCAACACCACTAAATGCGCTTTTGACTGCACTCCATGCGCTTTGGAAAGCACCACCAAACCAACCACTTACAGTGTTGAATACACCTTGGATACCACTCCATACACCACTAAAGAATGATACAACACCATTCCATGCTCCTTGTATTCCTTTAACCGCTCCATTAAAAGCACTTGTAAACCATGAAGCGACAACATTATAAACGCTGACTATTCCGTTCCATATTCCTGTGAAGTAACCAACAACACCATTCCACACACTTTGTATTCCATCATAGGCACTTTCAAATATATCTGTAAGATAATCAATAACAGGTGTGAATATTTCAACTATCTTTGACCAAACAAATTGAAATATTATAACCATATTATCGAACGTTATTTTTATGTTGCTGAATATAGTGCCAAATATGCTACTGAATAACTCTATAGCAGGTGAGAATACTGTAACAATGCTTGTATAAACATTTGTGAATATCGCAACTAATCCATTCCAAATTCCTTCAATCGTTGAAACAATCGAACTGAATAAATCACTAAAGAATGAACCTATAGAAGAAAATACACCCATGACACCACTTAATAATGTACTAAAGAAATCAACTAATCCACTCCATACGCTTGTTATTAAATCCCAAGCGCCACTAAAGAATGAAGCAATCCAATCAATTGCTGTTTTACACGCTCCTACTATCGTATCCCATACACCTATCCAAAACTTTCTGAATCCTTCTACATTGTTCCACAAGTAAATGAATGCAACAACTAGCCCTGCTATTGCACTAGCAATTAATACAAACGGGTTCGATGCCATTGTAGTGCTCAACAACGCAAATGCTTTCTGAACACCACTAATAATCCCTTGAATTGCTAACGCTCCTGCTAGTACTCCAAAAGCCGTTGCAACTCCTGCTACAATTGGGGCTATAACAGTCATATTGTTAATGACAAACTTCAACAAATCGGTCAAGATAGGTTCTAATGTGTTTACGATAGGTTGAATTAGATTGACCTCAAGTGTTTTACCTAATTCTGTCCATTGACTTGCTAAGTTATCGTACTTAACATCATCAACTTTCTTCATAGTTCCCTCGACATTACTGTATGTATCATTAACATCATTCAATGAAGAAATAACCTTCATTGCGTTATCTTCACCAAGTGCGCTCCATGTGTCACTTGCAACCGTCAATAACTCTTGCTTATTTCCTGCTGTCGCTAAATCATTAATGATTGATTTAAATACATCTGCTTGTGTTGCTTTTCCGTCTTTCCATGATTTAAATAAATCCTGTGTCTTGGTTGAGAAGTTACCCATCTGATCCTCAAAACGTCCATCAACCATAGAAATACTGATTTCTTTAACTAAGTCATTCACTTTGTCAAGGTTATACGCTCCACTATCAACACCGTTTTGTAAGATAGTAAACATTTCTTCTGCGCTAAATCCTGCTTGTCCCCATAACTGTGAGTATTCTGCAATGTTATCACCTAATTCATCAGACTTATTCAAACCATTTTGAGCGCCTTTAGCGATTAGGTCAAAGGCTTCATCAGCACTTACCCCCATGTTTTCCATTAAGCCTTGCACACCTCTAAGCGTTTCATTGAAATCCATTCCAAATGTATCTTGCAAAACAATAAGATTCTTTGTCATGTTCTTGATTTCCTCTGAACCTAAATCCATATTAGAAGTCTGCTGTTTTACTAGTGAAATCTTTTGTGCTAAATCTTCCCAACTCTCACCATAGTTATTTTTATAAAGGTCATCCATCACATTTTTAAAATCTTTCATTTCGCCATTGGTTGAGCCTGTTGATGCTTGTAATTGGTCTAGTGCTTTTCCTCCTTCTGTCGCTAAATCCTTAAAGGCTTGTATGGCTTCTTGAATAACCTTACTTGCTAAATCTGCAACGACATCTTTTAATACTGTATAACCATCACTAGAATTTTCTGCTTCTTTTCCTGTCTCTTCTAATGAACCACCTAATTTGTTTGCACTGCCTTTTAAGTCGTTCATGGTTTCCTTGTTCTTGTCAAGGTCTCCATTTAAACTAGTAATCTTTGATGCAAGGCTTTGCGCTTCGCTTGATGTTTCACCAAATTCAAGGCAAGCGTTCATGTAGGCAGTCTTTAATTCCTTAATCTCTTTTTCTTGATCGTTTATTGTATCTTCAAGTTTTTCAAGAGATGTTCTTGTATCAACGCTTTCTTTTTCAATATCATTTAAGGCATTTTCATAATTGCTTAATTCTTTCTTTGTCTTATTGATAGAAGCCTGTTGATTCAAGATTGTTATATTAAGATTTTCAGATGCTTTTTTATTTCTTTCCTGTTCCTTAACAGTTTGATTCAATTCTTTTTGAAGGTCATCAAGATTACCTTTTAGCGCTTTTGATGCTTCGGAATTTTCTCCTGTCGCTTTCACGCTTTCATCATACTGTTTTGTTAATTCTGTAATCTGCTTTCTTAGGTCTTCTGCATGCTTCTCTGCTTCTTCTTGAGCCTTTGAATATTCTGCTTGTTCACCTTTTAAAGCATTCAACTTCTTTTCTTGCTGTTCAATTATAGAATTAAGTTGTTTGATTTTTGCTTGAAGCCCATCTGTAGACTTTGACCAATCGTCCATCTTTGAACTTGCTTCTTTAAATTGAGCATTCGCAAGTTTTATCTGTTTATTTGCTTCTGTAATGCCCTTTTTAAAATCGGATATGTCAACTTTAAACTTTGTTGTTACCTCTTTAGCCTTACCTTTTGCCATTTATAACCCCCCTTTCTGCGTTAAATCCATCCTCCTGTTCCTCGTTTCCCTGTTACATTTCTTCTTATGTGTCTTGTTCCATCACTTTCAACAGTCTCATTACTGTATTTATTGCTATCCTTGATTAATCTAATAAGTCTAAATACTTCTGTCGCTCTCTGTTGCCTTACGATAAATGGATTTAAAGAAGGATACATTTCACAAATACTATTAGTTAGTTTATATAATGTTTGTGGTACGGGGATATTATCATCTATCCCCCCATCACGTTTTTTGATCCATCACTAAACTGTTCCATTGCAATTTTTAAGATACCAACAACAACGGGAATCAATTCCTTTACTTTGATACATTTCAATTCTTCATCACTCAAGCCATAGAACACATCTTTCAATAATGGCTTTAATTGATTCATTGTTTTCATGACCATTTTTAAAATCTCGTTTGTATCATTCATATTTTCAACATCAAAGATTGTTAGAATATCTTCAACTGTTCCATACATCAAATCATATTCATCTGTCTTATATGTCTTAACAATTTCTCTTTTTCCTGTTTCCTTGTCTCTTTCTTTTCCATAAATATTTAATACTAGTTCCATATTTTTCTCCTTTACTAAAAAATAGATGGAGACCATAAGAGGAATTGTAATTCCACTTTCCCCATCTATTTACTATTTGAATATTTCAGTTTAAACACTTGGGTTTTCCTTAGTGAATGTAGATAATGTGTCGGGTGTCTGCACTGTATCAAACCATGCTGATAAATCAATTGTGCTTCCATCGGGTTGAACATCTTCTAATGCAACATATGTTTTCTTTCCACCATTTTTAAATTTATGAGTTGTTGCAATACCTGTATAGACTAATGAAAGGTTGTTAGAGTCTGTACCACCATTCTTAGTAGTGTTAGTTTCATCGGGAATAGCAAATGTGCCTTTTAAAGACCATTTGTATGTCTTGATTCCACTTGTTACTTCTGTCACGTAACCAACTGCAAAGTATGGATTTTTTACATCTCCACCACCCAAAATTGCTCCTGTTGTTGTATCAACATCTTGTCCTGTTAGTTCTGCTAACAATGCTAATGGTAAATGGTCAATTGTAAACGTTCTTGTTTCTGCTCCCTGTCCTTTTAATACCAAAGCAGGGTTATTGTCATAGTATTTAGTTTCACTAGACTGTTCTACTGTTACTCCAACTTCTGCAAGTCCTGCTAACTCTTTGACTTCTCCTGTTGTGTAAGTTTCAGAATCATCTTTTGTAATCTTTGCATAAACTAGATTCTCGCAACCTCTATATTCTGCAACTTCTGCTTTTGCCATATCTAATTCCTCCTTTTTTCTATATTTGCTTCTAGATATTTTCCTGTGTAATTAGGAATATCACTATAAGTATCTGTAGGCTCTTCATCAATATTAAAACCATTATTTTCTAATAGTTCTACTGCCTTATTCATTGCTACATCAACAATTTTTATATCATCACTAAAGAATTGTATCTGATAATAATAAATGATTGAATGGTGTCTATTGTCATAATATTCATCTCTTGGGCTTTCCCAATTCCAATATGTGAAGAACGCTCTAGGACATTCTTCATCTGCTTCTATTGTTCCTTGTTTGATAACCTCATAGCCAACTTTTTCAAGTATCTCTATTAATAACTCGTCCATTCAATCACCTCTCATTGCTTTTGATATTGCTTCAAAGATAACATCTTGTTGAATCTCTGCAACTTTTTCTTTTGTCTTGTTTCCTTCTAGAAGTGTTTTAAGTCCTTTGACTGCTCCACCTTTTCCACCTCTAATAAGGAATATTGGAACAGGCGAATTATCTAGATTAAACCCAACATCAACAGTACATGTCTTTCCTGTCCATTGTATATTAGGTTCTCTGATAATCTGCTTTATTGAATGCTCTCTATCTTTTGTTGAGTATTTACCATGTGCAGGCAAATTTGACTTATCAAGTTTCTTTTCAATTAATGGTGTTATATATTCATGCGATTTACTTAAGGCTTCTTCTGTCGCTTCTTCAACATTTCCATCAACCTTTTTCAAATCGTCTAACATGCTATTGATCTCTTCAAAGTCTATACTAAACTTATGACTAGCCATTACTTTTTTCCTTTGATTCTCTGAACCTTGAATTTAATATATTGATTCTTCATCTCTATGTTTTCGGGTTCGTTTAGGATTTCAAATAACGCTCCATCACTCATTCTTTTTAGTCTGCAATCACTTTGAATGTCGGGTCTGAACCATGTAACAACGTTTGCAGTGTCATATATAACATATCTTCCATTAATATCTTTTTCAGTTCCTCCGTACGTTTTAAAACTACAATAGATTAAGTCTTTTTCTATATATGATTTAGGTTGTGTTACTCCTTTAACCTTCTCATATTCACTCACTACTAATAGTTTAAAAGGTACTCTCATGTCTCTCGCTTCTGTAGGCTTATACATCTTTTTCACCTGCTCTTAACTGCACAACACGCTCTTTAAAGTAAGGAGATAGACCTGTAGAACCACTCCCATAATCCCACAAGTCACTTACTCCACGTGTGATAACTCCGATAGATTTATTACTATTAATAGTTGCATTAGAAACACCTGCTCCAAGCATGAAGTCTTTCACTTCATCAATATAGATTGATAATGTATCATCTTGATAGTCTCCTGTGATTCCTAAGCCATTCTTAACCTTTATTAATAGTTCTTCGTTTCTTTCGTCTATCATCATTATCACCTACTTTCTATTAACTAAATTGATGGGTCGGCTTTTTTAATTCTCATGAATCCACGATATGAAGTTGTATTACCACCCGCAAATACAACACCTTTATAAGCAATCATGCCATTTTTGAATTTATAATCATAAGATTTCTTGATTTCGACAGGTGAGAAGATAGCAGTTTCATAGTACATAGGAATACCGTAAATCATGCAGTAATCATCTTTGACAGCCTTTTCTAATGATTTTAAGTTAGAGTTGATAATATAAGGTACTGTATTGATTGTCTGATTTGCTAAGTCAATCTTATAAGCATGGTCACCAATTTCATTTTTAACTAATGAGAATGCTAATAAATCTGCTTTATTGAGAATTAATACACCTTTCTGTTCAACTTCTTCATCTCCACCATATGAGAAAATGATTTTATTTAATGTATCTTGGTCAATCTTAGAAATTGCTAAATCGTCAGTTTCTAATACGGCAGTGTTATCAGCAATTTTTGAAGTGATACCAATGAAAGTATTTGAAGTTCCTGCTCCTGCAATCTGCTGTTCTGCCATCTTTTTCTTTAATGCAACTTCAATACCTTTTCTAATTTCTGATTCATAATCTGCATTTGGTAGTTTTTCTAATTCTTCACTATATTCTGCATATGCAGTAATCTTTACTTTGTTGATTTTTGCATGTCCAAATTCTGTTTCTGCATCTGTATATTCTCCACCTTCGGCAGTTAATCCACCTTCACCATAAGACTTAGTAAATGGTGCTTCATAAGATTCTCCACCCTGTAAGTTTCTAACCTTTGTTAAATCAACGAATGAAGAAACCTGTCTGAACGGTACTGTTGCTAAGTCGCTTGACTGATGCTGTGGTAATAAAATGTCATCACTTGCAATTGTGATTGCTCTACCTTCTTTTAAGGCTTTACCTCTTTCTTCTCTATCCTTGATAGATAATTCACGTTTATTCTTATCCATCTTGTTACCTCCTTCTAATTCTGTACTTGATAATTTTCTGATGTTTGTTTCATCAATCTTAACCCAATCATTTGAACGCTTTACATCGTCTGATGTTGGTTCTTCTTCATCTTTCTTAGGCTCTTCTGTAGGTTCTTCTTTTTTGTCGTCTTCTGCTCTTTTATTTTCTTCTGTAGGCTCGCTTGTCGGTGCTTCTTCGGGTTCGCTTTCAACTGCCTGTAACTGTGCTTCTGCATCTGCAATTTCCTGTGCAATCGTCTTTAGGGTTTCACCAATTCCACGAATCTCTTTTACATCTTCACTTTTATCAATTCTTTCATATAACTTATCTCGTTCATCTTTTTTAGAACGAATAATTTTCTCTAAATATTCTTTGATATTCATTACATAAATCCTCCTTTGATTTTTGCTTTTAATCTTTCTAATTCAACATTCTCCAATGTTTTCTTGTCATTCTCCAATGACTTGCTACGGTTCAGTTCGGTCTCCACCAATTCCTTACTACGTGCATATATAGAAGTTCCGTCATATGCAGGTACATCTACAACTGCACAATCCCAAACTTTCTTAATCTTTGTGATGTATCTTTTAATAGGCTTTGTGTTTTGGTCTAATTCGTGCTCCTCAACAGTGAAGCAAAAAGACATCTTGTCTAATAGTCCTGCCTTGATACATTTATAAATATCTACATTGTCTGTAGTATCTATCAATTCTGCTCTGATGAATAATCCTTTATCATCAATGGTACATTTAAGGCTTCCATTTCTCGTTCTTGCTAGGATTCCTTTTGCATCTCCATGGTTGTATTTAAGACAACAGTCTGTAAAGTCTGCATCATCAAATGCGCCTTTTCTAATCACTTCTATATAAGTAAGATCCCAATCTTCAATTAAAGTTTCTTCATCAAATACACTTGCATATCCTTCAACAACCATTTTCTTTGTTCCATCTTCATTAGTTGCTTCATCTGCTCTAATCTCTTTTATTCGCATTTCTTTATTTTCTTTAAGACTTCTATAATCCGTCTTTAATTTGCTCATATTATCACCACCTTTATATAAAAAATAAGCCTATCAACTTAATGTGATAGGCTCATAGGCTCGTTTATATTAATAATAGTCTTACATTTCTTACATTTTAACTGTATGCCCTTTACAACAAAATCATTATTCACTTTAAAAAGTTTCTGATTGCATTTAGGGCAACAATACCAACCGTTAATTATCATATAATAACCTCATTTACACCTTAATTATATCATGTTTTTTGTATACTTTTAACAACTTTTATTCACTATTTGAAACACTATCATTTTGATTATTCTGTTCACCAACTTGATATTTTGAAGCATCTTTCGTTTTGATGTAGTTCAATGACATAAAGCGCTCGTCTCCACCTTCATAAGGCTGTTCACCAAACCATCCCAATACTTGGTTATTTGTTACACCACCTGTTGGTAATAGAAGTTCTGCAAGTTTTAGTTTCTTGTCTGCACTCATCATTTGTATTTCGCTTGTATAACAAATAATGCTGTTTCCGTTCTTTCTTGCAAATGGTGTTAACATTACTCTTTCAATAGCCTGTCCTAAACTGATAGCACCACTTTCAATAACTGTTTCATAGAATGCTTCTTTATCTTCACTTGTATATTTACCGTTTAGTATTTCTTCACTGACTCCATAATGTCTTCTAATCTTATCATCAAAGAATTTCAATAAATCCTTGCTTACAGTTCTACCATAGAAAGGAATAGGATTGTATTCAGTTCCTTGGTCTAAGATAACAAAACCACTCTTATCGTCATTTAGTTTCTTTTCAAACTCTTGTCTTTCTTTTTCAAGTTTATCTTTACCAATCAAGCCCGACATCTTAAATATACCTGTTACTTTTAATGAGCCTTCTATTGATTTGAATGTTGCTTGAATCATTTTATCATTCGTTTCTAGGTGTCTAAGAAGTGTTGTATTGTTCGCACTTCCATTTTTATCTCCACCCATATATTCATTCTCACCATATTCTTTTCTCCAATGAATGATTTCATCGTATCTTAATTTTCCACTATGTTTCCCATTCTTAAAAGTGAAGTCAACATATATGATACCTAAATCATCTTCAAAGAAATCAACTCTAACAGGATTTAAAGGATATAAGGCTTTATATACCTTCTTTGTTCTGCCGTTTGTAGGATTGTAATAAAGATCGTATGTAGGATAAATAAAACAGTTCTTATAAGTCTCTCTTAACCATGCGCATTTTCTCAAGAAATCGCTTTGTGTCATTAGATTGTTTGGATTCTGTAGAATCTCATTGATGTTATTGTCTGTTACTTTTACTTCCTTACCATTCACAATTCTTATATGTCTAGGCTTCAATTTAGAATATTCATCTAGGATTCTATTTGTGATTGTGAAGACAGTTTCATCATTCATTATGTTATCTCCAAATTGAGAGAATGATGGTGTTCCGCTCGTACTACTTGCCCACATAAAAGATTTATTTATTGCTAGTTTTGCTAACTTATCAATCAATCCCACTATTCAACACCTCCGTTATATTCATTTACATGTTTCATGTATTCATTCTCATATCTATATAATATTGCATATGTATCTATGCATGCACTAGTTCCATCAATTCGCATTTCTGTCTTCATCTTAGCAGGTAAGATTAATTCATTGTTATCCATTTCAAATGTGGTATTTTTGAAACACCATAAATCAACTTCATTTAATCCTTGCACATATTGAGATTTTAAATCTGCTTCAAGATGTTTCATTGGTGTACTCATTACATATTTATTCTGATTTATCATTTCACACGTTTCACCTTTTCTATATCCATATCCTATTTCCTTCATAGCATTTAAGAAATCATTTGCAAAACGTTGATCGTATCCTAATTTGAATATTCTAATGTTGTATTGTTCAAATACTCTTAGATACCATTCAGCAACTTTTGAAAGTGAAACTCTATTACCTTCATGAACCTCAATGAATCCTCTTTGTGCCCATTCTCTATATCTTGCTCCACCGTTCTTATCACTGTCTAGTTTGCTTTCGGGAATGAAATACTTGTTATAGAAATATTTATGTTCATCATTAGGCTTCATGAACATCATTGTTACACACGTTAAATCTGATGTTTGCGATAAGTCTGCTCCTGCTATCGCTACACAATTTCTAAAGTCTTCAAGTGAATAGATATTTTGAGGGTAAAAGCAATCATCTTGTAGCCATGCTTCTGCACTGTTCTGTTTGATGTTGAAATCCTTACATAACATATGTACTTTTGAAGACTTTGATAGTTTAGCCTTAATCATATTCTTTTCAATGAATGACCATTTCTTTACTCCATAAATCAATGATGGATTAGATTTGCACCAACTCCATTTATCTTGAAATATTTCTTGTGTAGAATCCTGTGTGAATAGCCAAGGTAAGAAATGCTCGTCCTCTATTTCACCATTCAAAACACCTCTAGCATATTCTAGTTTTTCATCAAGAAGCCCATCATTAATAAAACCTTCTGTTGTACACGTTATTAACAATGGGTTTTCTTTGATAGACATACTTTCCCAACATGCCATAAATATTTCGTTCGTCTTGCTATCATGCATTTCATCATAATAGCACTTGTCAATATTTCGTCCATCTTTGTTTTGTGTCTTTTCACTCATTTTGAATATTGTGATGTTCTTTATATCGTTTCTTATTTCCGCTAAATTCTGCCTTGTGAGTTCGCTTTTAGTGTCAAGCCTACCTCTCATACCTCCAATCTCTTTCCATATGAGAGATGCTTGTTTATCGTCATTTGAAGCACATACAATATCCTCCCCACCACTGCCAAGAAATAAATCATAATTCCCGTCACTTGCAAGGTCTGTTGATTTGCCGTTTTTTCTTCCTACAAGTTCAAGAACCTCATTGAATCTCCTTATTCCTGTATCTGCCATCTTGAAACTATATACAACTTCCCAAAACGCTTTTTGTTGTAGCATTAAACTCATAGCCTTCATAAAGAAAGGCTTTTTTCCTTGCAAGCAACACGTTTCCTTGAATTGTATTCTCTTTTCGCTTTCTTTTGTATCATATATGTATTTAGAATTTGAAAGGTCTTCAACAAGTTTATTTATTTCTGTTCTCATTTCCATACCAACAATTAAAGGTGTTTTGATATATTCATCTTTCTCTTCATTGTATAAATCAATATAGCCTTTATTTATACAATCTTGATAGGTTTCCAACCATGTTTCTTTTGTTTTGTAATATAAAGGTTTATTCAAACTGTTTTAACATCTCCATCAATGGACTATCTTCTTTAACATCAAACTTCCCTAAAGTAGATAGTATAATCTTGATCTTGCTATCATGCCTTTGTGATAAGTCTGAATACTCTTTAGAAAGATATTTCTTTTGTTCTGCCTTTGTTTTGTTAGTTGGAATACCTATTTTTAATAATGCTTCTTTGATTTTTTCTATTTGTTCCTGTTCAAAAAGAAAATCGGGTATCATACTTGATAAAACTTCTTTCTTTCCATCATCTAAGTTATTAAATATACTTTTTAATTGTTCTTCTGTCATATCATCACACCTTTTATTTATTTTACATAATTTTTGATAGTTTTATATGATTTTCATTTTTTTAGGCTTTTGAACCTTGAAAAGTTTGAAAAATTGACGTGTACGGAAAAACTAGCCCCTATCCACTTACCCAAAAGTTAAATTTCAATTTTCAAATAGGGGGGTATCTATATTTTTTTCAAACACTCATACAATTATCTTTCTTCAACATTCACTCTTTTCTTTATTGCATATTCTTTCTTGTGTTTCTTCTCTTTCATGTCTCTATAGTCTTTATACTCTTCTTTCTTTTTTCTCTTCTTATTCTTCATAGGTATTCTATTGCTCATTGCTATAACCTCTATATGATGAATGATGCACTTATGAAATGATAATCACTTGATACAAAAGAGTTTGCTGTTGAGTTCATTATCTTTATTAAACCATCAGTACTTATTTTATATGTATCTATATAACCACCCGTTCTAGCCTGTACATAATACACTTGCTTTCCTGTTGGTCTATATCCTTCGGGTAATACACCAATCTCTCTTGCCTTTGTTGTAACTCCCTTTACTGCTCCCTCAATGAATACTATGTTTCCTTGCTTCTTGCATCTAACAGGGAAAACACTTGAGTTATGTGCTGTAATCCCACTCTTTAATGTGATACTACTATATCCACTATCTAGTATTGGAATACATTTGCCATTCAATGTGATCTTGTTTTCTTTTATCTGTAAATAGTTATTTGTTGTTACAACTCCATCTTTTGCTATAACTCTTCTCATTACTCCTGTTGGAGTTAAAAAGGTAAAGTGTAATTCACTATTGGTATGATATACATTAATTAAAAAGTATTCGCTTGTTGTTCCTATATCTGTTTGAGTAGTATATCTATATTTACCCGTCACTTTATAAAGCCCATTTGTTAAGTTGTCAAAGATAATAACATTGTTATCAGTTCCTTTTAATAAAGGTAAATTGCTTCCTACATTATTTATCATTCCTTTTAATACTCTGCCTTGATTGGCGCTTAATGCATCTGTTACTGATGTGCTATTCAAATTATCAATAACGTTTATAATTGCTCTGCTTTCCATATACATACCTCCTTTATAATTTATTCTTGTATGCACTAAGGAACTATCAAGTGAAAGGAATAGCCTTAATAGTTCCATACTAAATACAAATAGGACTTACATATTAAACATAGAAATTATAAGAAAGGAGAATATTCACAACACGTTTAATAATGCCCACTATTTGAATACTAAGGTTGATACTTCTTAGCATAATCATTTATATACTTTGTCCACTCTTCTATGTCTCTGCCTTGTGGATTTTCATATAGTCTTTTTAGACATTCTTCTTTAGGAGTATCAATATGAATAACTTCATCTACTCCCAACTTATCAATGATTCTTTTTCTTTCCATCACATAAGGACATGTAGTAATAACCCATGCGTTAAACCATGAACCTCTTCTAGTTTTGATTATTTCATATATAGCACGCTTGATATCAAATACAGGTTCTTTCAATCTATTAGGCTTGATGTATCTTTCATTTAAGGAAATCATCTGCCATATTGAATCCATATCACATACTATATCATCTACTCTTTTATTTTCTCTTACAAATGTTGTCTTTCCACTGCATGAATTGCCGTGTACTAGTATAACTTTGCTTTGATAGAATCCAAACCTTTCATGTATCTCATTATGTGACTTATGAGACACAATCATAATGTTATCGGGATTTAATGAAATGTTAGGATCGTTCACGTTTGTTAGATTCAATTCTATCTTGTGATGAAAGACCATGTCATATTTTCTATAGATTGGGTTCCCTGTGTACTCGTCAATAATATCACCGTTCTCATTTATTCGTTGTGATATTATGTATTTCTTTAAGTCGCTCCATTCCTTGCTAGAATAGAATTGATTTAAGTTTGTAAAGTATCTCATATATCACCTTTTAAATTGCAAACGATATTTCAAACGGTAGCCATGCAGTAGTTGGAACTTTTGCATTTGCTGTTGTTCCATATCTAGCAATGGTTACAGTTCCATTTGTATTTACTGCCAAACACCAAACATTTTTACCCGAACCTTGACATATTTTAACTATTCCATAAGTTGTTCTATATCCTGTTGGCAATGTAAATATTACCTTGCCTGTTGCACTTGCTTCTAGTTCAGTACTTGGAGATACACACCCACGAATATAAACAACACCGTTCTTTTTTCTGTATCTTGGCTTGTTATCGCTATTGTTTGCATATGGTATGAAATCATTTGTTAATGTTGCATCAATCCAACCTGTATCATCTAAATCTTGATATGTTGTATTTGTGATTGAATATCTTAATGTTCTTGAACTATCAATTACTGTTGCATATGTCACTGAACTTGATTTATCAATCATCACATAAGCAAATGGATCAACTCCACTAATACCACTCTGATTAGAGTTACATTTAAAATACCCTTTAATTTTATATAATCCACTGTTTAAATTCCTTAATATGATTGGACTTTTTACATTTAGGCTTTCTTTATAAGTAAGTAAACTATCTAGTTGTTCATCAATATCACTAATTACATATAATTCATTTGCTTTCAATAAATTACTAGCCTTAGCACTTTTATATTGTGCCAAGGTTAGTTTGTTTATTGTAGCGCCATTTAATGTTTGAGCCATATTACCAAATGATTGTTTTAACTGTAGGCACTGTAATATTTACTTCTTTATTTGTGATTGTTTGAGCAACTCCATTTACTTTAATAGATTCTAGTTTATTTGCCTGTGCGTTTGATGGTGCATGTGCCTGTTGTGAATGAGTGTATGCAGTATCATAATGGCTTTTTAATGTGTTTGTTAAGTCATTTGTAACTGTTGGGATTTCACTTTTCAATGCATAATTAGTTAAATCAATTGATGTATCGCCAATCTTTTCCAATTTGTTATTCACATATAAATATTCATCATAGATATTGTTTGTTTCTGTTTTTGACTTTGGCACTAAATAAATAGTCTTATTACTAATGTTTGATGTTGGTAATGCAGTAACTACTAATACATTCAACGTTGTAATGCCATTGATTAATTCATTTACTTCTGTTTTAGAATATGTATTTGTCTTTAGATAATAGTTTGTTAAATCATTTACGGCTTTTGTAACAAAGTTAACATCGTTTGATAATTCACTTAGTTTAGTAGGATTCTTTTGTGCTCCTGTTTCAATGCCATTTAATTTAGTCTTTTCATCACTTGTATAAACATTATCATCTGTAAAAATCCATATTTCTTATTCTTGCATTGTTGGTGTGATCGTACCGTTTGCAACATTTGTATCATACAACGCTTTTGTTATCTTATTAATTCTTACTTGATTTAATTCCTGTGACATAATGATTACCTCCTTTTACACTCTTTTTGTATAACTTAATTTAATCCAACCTACATTTGATTTAAGTCTTCCCCAACCATTTCTTTCTTCAACAATTGTGTATCTATATGGTTTCTTGACATTTGTAACAACGCTTGAATTTGTTGTTGGTTCTTTTCTTACATGTAATACATCTGCGGTTACTTCTACAATGTAATTAACATTATTAGATGTATTTGTTGTATTGCTTGCTTCAATATTTCTATTTAAAATTCCTTCAACTATTGCTTTAGCACAATTTTCAGCATTCCAATGTGCTTTATCCTTCGCATTATCAACAAAACAACATTCAACTAAAAGTGCTGGTGAACTAGTCTTTCTTAATACATATAAATTAGTTTTTGTTTTAACTCCTCTGTTTCTGATACCTAAAGTATTAGAAACCTTTTCTGCAATTCTAGTTGCTTCGTCTTTTGCTTTTGACTTATTGCTATATACATATACCTCTGTTCCTGTTCCACCACCTGCATTTAGATGAATAGATACATCTAAATCAACAGAATGTGAATTACATTTGTTAACAATTGCTCTTAGATTTGCTTTTTGTGAAGTGCTGTTATCATCTGTACAATCATAAACAGTATGACCATTTGCACGTAAGAGTTCTATTACTCTATTCTTTACTTTTCTATCTTCATTCACTTCATCAAGGTAGCCACTAGCACCACGACATTTTAAGGAATGTCCACCATGTACATTAATTCTCATATTTTATACCTTCTTTCTTATAATTTAATACACACATTCTTTTCTTTCTTATATGCATCTAAATATAATTCTTTCTTATCACCGTTATAAGTGGCTTCAAAATACATACCATCTGACAATGTAGTTGATAACAGTGCCTTGTTGTTCTGCAATGTCTTGCATACCCATACTGTATAAACATCAAAATCCTGTGAATCTCTTAGATGTTCATTTGTATATCTTCTTACTTCTTCCTCTGCAATCTTTAAAAATTCATCATTACCCATAATTATCCTCCTACCAAATAATAGTTTTGTAATTACTTACATCAATAATATTGTTTTCTAATTGAACCACTCTTAATTCTAATGCTTGAATTGCTTCATTTAACACTCTTCCCATGTTTGCAGATAAAGCATTATTTTTATCATGACTTGTTAATTCATCATAAACCTCAATCATCATACCACCTTGCTTTCTAGCGCTTCTATTCTACTTACTAAATCACTTATTGAAACACTTTGTGAATCATAATCATTTTCAGTTATAGCATAATATTGAATTTGATTGTTATAAGCGAAAAACAATTGAATGTAAGATGTTGTTGATGTTGTCGCTACATAAGCAACCAATGGAATTTGTGCAATAATGCTTTTAGGCGCTCCCTCATATGCTTTGAAATATCCATGTAGCATATAAGCACCACTTTGAAGACTTTTCAATATAACAGGATTATTTTTGTCCATGCTTTCTATTACTTCTATAGGCTTGTTTTCAAGTACATTGTAATCACT